CACGGTCGATGTCGTGGACGAAGAGAGCGGCGAGCGCAAGGCTGTGCCGTTCGACATGGTGGACGCTGCGAACATCTCGCAGACGTTCCAGGTTCTCCGAAGCCAGTACGCAAAGATCGGCGAGATCCTCTACGCAATGCTCACCAAGCAGATCGAAGCGAAGGGGCTGTCGAAGGAAGACTTCCTTGACGGTCTTCGTGGCGATTCGCTGGACGCTGCAACGAAAGCACTAGAGCAGGAACTCGTCGATTTTTTCCCCCAGCGCCTCCGCAAGATGATCGCGCTTCTCGCTCAGAAGATGGACGAAGTAGCAAGCGAGATGCTCGGCAGAGCGGAGGCGGGTCTGGAGAAGGCGACGATCGAGAGCCTCGCCGGAGCATCTGGGACGCAGTCTGGGAAGCCGCCGGAATCCTCGGAGTACATCCAGGCAAGTGGACCGTCCGACAACTCTTCGCCGCTCGTGACAGCCGCCTAGAGCACGACTGGTGGCACACGGCAAACCTTCTCGCACAACAAGCGAACCTGAATAGAGACAAGCACACGCCGAAAGCCGACCCTCGAAAACTCAACCCGTACGCGAAAAAGCCCAAGCCGCGACAGGCGACGCCTGATGACCTGAAACGCCTCTTCGGCAAGGACTGGCAGAAACACGTATGAGTTCCGCAGCAGTCAGAGCCGGTGGCGTATTTGTTGAGATCGGTGCCGATCCGAGGAAGTTCTTCTCGGCACTGTCGAAGGTCAACAAAAGCCTCGGGAATATGGGCCGCTCGCTGGCTTCGGGCGGCGGCAAGCTGGCGGCGGCTGGCATTGGCATGGCGGCACCTATCGCCGCTGCCGTGCGTCAGGGTGCAGCGTTTGAATCGACGCTGCTCAACATTCGGGCGAGCACGGGTGCGACTGCGGCGCAGATCGACCAGATCAAGGCGTCGTCGATGGCGATGTCGCAGGCTCTCGGCGTCGGGCCGACAGCCGCAGCGGAGGGGATGCTGGCGCTGTTGAAGGCTGGCATGGAACTCCCCGACGTGCTTGGCGGTGCTGGACAGTCCGCGCTGGAGTTTGCCAGCGTCGGGCAGGTCGCCGTTGGAGATGCTGCCGAAGTTCTCGTTGACATCATGAACGTCTTTGGTGGCACTGCTGCCCAGGCGGCCAACGTCATGTCATCTGCGGCAGACTCTTCCAGCGTGTCAATCGAGCAGATGGTGCAGGCGTTCTCGCAGGCGTCTGCTGTTGCGAAGCAAGCAGACCAGTCTCTGTCGGACACCTCGGCGGCGATTGCGATCCTTGGTGCGGCAGGCATCAAAGGCTCAGACGCCGGCACGTCGCTCAAGTCCATGTTCTTGCGGCTCATCAACCCGGCGTCTGATGCCGAAGGGGCACTCAACTCAGTCGGGCTTACGGCAAAGAGCTTCATTGATTTGAGCACTGGCAAGATGAAGGCGATGCCAGAGATGTTCGACATGCTTAATCAATCGCTGTCGTCAAAGGCACCGGACGAGGCAAGGCGAATACTGGCTGAGATTTTCGGCTCTGACGCTGTCCGTGCTGCCGCCGTATTTACGAAGGTCGGCAGCGAAGGCTTCGCCAAGATGTCTGAGAAGATGAAGAACGCTCTGCCGGTCAGCGAAAAGTACAAGATGATGATGTCTGGACTCGCTGGCTCCGGTGCCAACGTCCTCGCGGCGTTGCAGCGGATGGCTATCGCCGTCTCTGACGCTGTGGCGCCGGCTCTCGCCAGCGTCGTGCCGTTCATCACCGGCTTCATCGACGGGCTGACTAAGCTGGCGACTGACAACAAGGAAGCGGTCGCGGCGTTTGCGAAGTTCGCTGTGGCTGCCGTCGCGGTCGGCAGTGCGTTGGTCGGGCTTGGTGTCTCGCTCCAGGTGACGTCGTTCGGCTTGGCTGGAATCGGCAAGGCGGCAGCGTTCGCCTTGTCGCCGCTGACGATGCTGATCGGCGCAGCCTCTAAAGTCGGCCAGAGCTTTGCGCTAGTGGCGATGCCTGCAACGCTTAAGCTCGCAAACTCAATCGGCTCGTCAATGCTGGGAGCGTCGGCGTCCGTCCTGTCGTTCGCCGCCACTGCTGGCGGTGCGATGGCTGGCTTTGCGGCGTCGTCTACCACGGCGCTGGCAGGCTTCGCCGCATCGAGTGTCGCCGGCTTTGTGCGGATGAGCGGTGCCGCCTCGGCTGCTGCTGCGGCGATGTTCCCTGCGTTCTTCACGGGATTCAATCGCGGCATCTCCGCTGGTGCTGGCTTCTTCTCGGCGACACTTCGAGGACTCAACGGCGTCGTGATGGCGTCGAGCACGCTGCGTAGTGCGATGTTCGCTGTGTCTGGTTCCGGCATGGCTCGCTTTGTAGGCGACATCGTCGGCGGGCTGACGCTCACGTATAAGTCGTTCGTCTGGTGGGCTACTGGTGCCACGGCACGGATGGCACAGTACGCCGCCAATCTCACGGGTGCTGTCGGCAAGACGATTGCGTCAACCGCTGCGATGTCGGCAGCGTGGGTAGGCTCTGCCCTGCGTGGCGTGGGTGCATTCGTTGCGTCTGCCGTCGCGGGGCTTGGCTCGTACCTAGCCGCTAGCGCAATGGCTGTCGCTGGCTCTGTGGCGTCTGCCGCTGCCGTCGCCGCTGCATGGCTGGCACCGCTCGCGCCGCTGCTGCTCTTGTCTGCGGCTGCGTTGGGCGTTGGTGCTGCCGTCAAGCAGTTTGCGCCGCAGATCACCAGCGCCTTCTCCAGCCTTGCCGGATACGTCTCTGATGCTGGCGGTGCCATTGCTGGCGGCTTCTCTACAGCGATCTCCGACGGCATCGTCGTCTTGGGCGATCTTGCCACGACTGCCACGACAACTTTCAACGGCGTCTACGAGGCCGTCGCCGCCGGCGACTTGTCGGGTGCGATGGACATTCTCTGGGCTGGGCTTGTCGCTGGCTGGCTGCGTGGCACTGAAGCGTTGATGTCCTACGTTGATCCGTGGGTGGCTGCGTTCCAAGACGTGTTCACGGATATCGGCTCGGGCATCTACATCGCATGGGACACGATCTACACGAACTCGGCGTCGCTGCTCAACACGATGGGGGCCTACATCCTCGGGTTCTTCGACAACATCGCTAACGGCGTGATGGCGACTTTTGACAACCTCGTTGCTGGCATCCAGATCGCATGGACGAGGGTGCAGGGGTTCATCACTGGGGCGAAGGACACGGAAGAGCGGGTTCAAGGGATCAAGGATGAGAACGCTGCCCGTGCAGAGCAGCGACGGCAGGAACGTCCAGGCATTGAGGGACGGACGGCAAAGGCTGCTGAACAAAACGCAGAGCGAGAGCAGGAACGGCAGGACAGAGAGCAAGCCATTCGAGACGACGCACAGGCGACGAAGGACGAGCGGCAGGCGGCGAACCAGCAGCGAGCAGACGACCGTCGTGCTGGCGTCGAGGCGGCGGAAGGAAAGTTGGCTGAAGCCACGACCGGCGCGAGTGAACGCCGGAAGGACGCCGCCACAGCTGCCAAGCTGATGGACGCTCTCGGGTCTGCGTCATCGCTGGACGACCTGACGAACATCGGCGCAAGCATTGACGCACTGATTGAGCGTGGCAACGTCGGCGGCGACGTGGAGTCAAAGCTACTGGACGCCTATTACGCAGCGTTCTCGCGTGTGAACGTGGCGACCGCAAGCGCTTCGACGGAAGACGCAACGCAAAAGGCGGCGACTGCCGGTGCCAATGCTGCCGGGTCTGACTCGTCAGTCAGCAAGAGCGAAGTCGCCGGCACGTTCTCAGCGAACCTCGGCGGCATGGGATTTGGCTCGTCGCTCGCTGAACGCACGGCAAAGGCTGCGGAAGAGACGGCGAAGAACACCCGCAAGATCGGTGAAGAAGGGGCGGTGGCAGCATGAGCCTAGTCTGGGTGGAAGACGGCGACTCTCGTCAGGCGACGATTGTGCGGCGTGGCCGGAAAGCGGCGTCGTCGTACGCCAAGAGCTACAAGATCTTCGGAACTGCCGACGATACGGTGCTGCACTCTGCAATCAACGCAGAGATCAGCGCGAACGGCAGGTATTGGCAATACCCAGGCGTGCCGGGCGTGCAGCTGATGGCAGAGTCTTATTCTGTCTCGTACCTCGGCGACAACGCTTGGCAGCTGACGATCAACTACGAGAAGACGGGTGCCGATGATGAAGCGACCGCACCGCTCAAGCGTGCTCGCTCATTCGACACGACCGGCGGGACGCAACACAAGACGCAGGCGGAAGCGGAGTCTCGCTTCGGCAATAACGCACCCGACCAGCAGAGGGCGATCGGCGTCGATTCAAACGGCGTCAACGGCGTGGACATCGTCGTTCCGCAGTTGTCGTGGCAGGAAAGCTATGACGTGCCGAATAGCTACGTCACGAGTGCGTGGATTCGCGGCGTGGCTGGCGTGACAGGCACGACGAACAACGCAGCGTTCCGTGGCTTTGAGGCGGGCGAGGTTTTGTTTCTCGGCTGCTCAGGATCGCAAGAGTGGGACGACCAAAAGGGCAGCGGCCCGTGGTCGTTGTCGTTCCGTTTCGCAGCGTCGCAAAACGTCACCGGACAAACGATTGGCGACATCACGGGGATCTCAAAAAAGGGTCACGAGTATCTGTGGGTGCGATATGAGGACGCCGTGTCGAGCAACTCGCTGCTGAAAAAGCCAAGGGCGGTGTACGTCAACAAGGTCTACAAAGACTCGAACTTCTCGACTCTCGGCATCGGAACAAGCTGATGCCACGCCCAGACGGACGCCTAGAGCCGGGACAGCCGCTACGCGGGGCGATAAGTGCCCGTGCGTGGAATCGGGCGCAGGACGCTGCCGATCTGGTGCTGGGTGCCAATCCCGGCACGGCAGGCGTGCCCGGCTCGACGGCGCTGAAGCCGTATACGTGGGTCTACTGCAAGCCTAGCACCACCGTCGCCCGCTGGGGCGTACTGGCGATCACGGGAGTCGAGATCACGCCTACGTCGTCGGCAGGCGGTGCTACGGCGTCGTTCGAGGAGATGCCGGTGCTGACGGGTGGCGCGCCGTCTGCGACGACGACGGCCTGGTGCGTGGCAGTGGAGCCGATTGAGTCAGGGAAGATCGGCAGGGTGGCGGTTGGTGGCGTGGTGCAGTGCAAGGTGCAGGTGGACAAGACAGACGACAAGTTCGTGGCGTGCGAGAGCACTGGGCTGAAGACGGGCACGACCGGCGAGGGGCTGATCCTGTGGAAGGAATCCGGCACGGGCAGCGGCAAGTGGGCGCTTGTGCGGCTTGGCACCACGGCGACTATTGAAGTCGATGTCGTAACCGGCGTGACGCTTGAATCGGGTGGTATCAAGATCACTAAGGAAACCGTGCACGTCATCGGCAAGAAGGTTCCAAAGCCGAGCGACACGACGATCCCGACAACGGCGTGCACCTGATGACACTCGCCACCAAAAACGGACAACTAATCGTCAGTGGCGGCAAACTTGCGGAGGGTTGCGGGTGTTGCTGCCCGAAGTACGCCAAGTTTGAGTGGATCGACGAGCCTCCTCCGTCTCCGGCAGGCCAAACAATCGCCGGCGTTGAGGACGTTGGGTTTTGTTCGTGCTACTGGTCGAACGGCGTCCCGCTCATGTTCGATCCGGGCCGTGATCTGCCCGTGCTAGGCGGATGCAACCTGCGAGGCGGCGTGAATCGCGGTGGACTAAGGCACTCGCGCGGCTACCGTTCTTTTGGTTTTTTTGGGTTGCAATTTAGTCCAATTGCAAACGCCGACCAAGGCACTGAGTCCGGGCTTTCGGCAGGCTTTATAGAACCATCGCAACCGCCCCCATACTTTGAATGTTTCAATAGCTTCCGTTGTTCTTTTCTAAGAGTCAACGGGCCAGAGCTTCACCTGCAAATAAGCGCTGCGAGCATGCAGACCTTTGTGATTGGCATGCACGCTGCGGGGACACAAGGTGCGATACTTGAGGGCGCAACAATCCCCAATAGACTCACGGGAAGCGGAAGCTATCGGTACAGGATTGTCGCATCAACGGAACAGGAAGTTCGTGCGATCAACGCCGCCGGTCTCGGAGTATCGCTAAAGGATTGCGGCGGGACGTATTTTGCACCTCCCGATTCGCCTTGGACGGCAGAAGTTGAGGCTGACGAAGTCCCGCCCGCCGCCGGGTCGTTTTTTGACAACTTCCCAAACAGCGTATGGGGACCGTATTTTCCCAACGGCACTATCGAGTCATGGTCGAATACGTTCACGGCCACCACGCTCACTTCAGCCGTAAACAACGAGCCGTTGCTGTGGACTCTTGCGGCTACTTCCGTGCCGCATCTGAGCGCGTCTGGCGTTATGTACAACGTGACTCTTGGGGGTTCGCCGGGCGGAACATCACTTAGGATAGCGACGGCCCTGAATGCGGCGGTGGCCCCGTACTCGTTCGGTGGCTCGGGTAACCCGTTCAGCAATCCAGGGGGCGATGCATGCGATGGGTGTCAGGTTCGATATGAAGCGTCTGGGACTCTTTCGAGGACGCGAATTCTTCAGCCGTTCACTGGCACCCCAAGCGGCTTTGTGCCTACTCTGTCCGGCGCGTACTTCCGAGACATCCTTTATTTCGACGACGTGCTCAGTCCATGCTTTAATGCGGTTTCTGATGCAACGTGGGAAATGTCTCCGACGCGGCGACAGATTTACCTTCAGTACTGGGCTGGCGGATTTTCGTACCCGCAGACTTTCTACACTTCGTCTCCCGCCACCGTCACCGTGACGATAAAGCCATGAGCCTTGCCGATGCGTCGGATGCTTTGCTGCGACGCGGCTTAAGCGGCAGTGTTGTCGCTAGGTTGGTGCTACTGCTGAGCAGGGCTGGAAGCGACTGGGTGAAATCCAACCGCCTTATCCCAGAGAGGTGGATTCAGGACGAACTTGTTGCTGCTGGACTGTGCGAGCATTGCGAGAAGTCTGCTAACGAAATCATGTCAGAATGCCTTGCTGGTGATGATTGGATGCCAGCCCTTCCGCAGCCGCCAGTACCACCACCCGACCTCGCCCGCACCGACGCTCCCTCGTTCCTTGAGAAGGTCCGCAACTTCGCCAGCGCCGCCGTCTCGCACGTCGCCGCAGGCATGCCCATGTGCTCGGACGAAGAGATCATCCGACGCCACGACATCTGCCTCTCCTGCGAGCACCTCAAGGACAACGCCTGCCAGTTGTGCGGGTGCCCGGTGGCACGGGCTGCGGGGTATGTGAGCAAGCTGTCGTGGGCGGATCAAGAGTGCCCGGCGGGGAAGTGGGGCAAGGCTCCATCCGCTTGACAGTGCTGCCACGCTAGGTGGCATGGGACGCGCCAAGCACACGCCGCCGCAGCCACCAGCAAAGGCGGTGATCTTGCCGCCGGAGTTGGACGACGACGAGGACAACGCCGGCGGCGGCATCCCAGACGATGACGGGTGGATCAACCTGCGCAAAAAGGAGGGAACTCGTGACGAAGAAAAGCCCAAGCGGCGGCGGGCTGCTCGACGCCGTTCGTCGGGAAATGGCTGAGGTGCGGCACGGGCCTCCCTCGTGGTGGGAGCGAGTCGCACCGGAACACTTGGCCGAACTCAGTGCGATCAAGGCGGCGTGGCAGTCAGGCGAACTGGGCACCCGCAAGAAGACGTTGGCCCGCACCATCAGCAACAACCTGCGTTCTCGTGGCATCAGTGATATCGGGACGCAAGGAGTGCAGACATGGCTCGACGTAGCCTGAGCGACGATGTCGCAGCAGATGTGGCAGCTGCGTCACGCTTGGCGACTGACGCAGAGATTGCACGCCTACGCAGCGAACTGGCTGACGCAAAGGGACGCTACAAGGCGGCTCTGCAAGCGATCGACGCCGAGCGTGCGAGAGCCGACACAATCGCCGGGCTGACCGGCATCGAGGCTGTGCGGCGGAATGGTGTACCAAAAACGGTACGCAAGAAGCACGACGCCACGATGGTCGTTCTGCTCTCAGACATCCACGCCGAAGAGCGTGTCGATCCCGACACGGTGAACGGGCTGAACGACTACAGCCTCGACGTGTGCGACCAGCGGATGAGCGAACTGATGGAACGCTTCGCCGTGCTGCTTGAGCATGAGCGACGCCTGGCGAAGATCGACCGTGTCGTTGTCTGGCTCGGTGGAGACTTCATCAGTGGGCACATCCACGACGACACGGCAGAGCTTGCACAGTTGGCACCGCTCACGGCTACCCGCTGGATTGGTGCCCGGCTGCGTGGCTTTCTTGACGCCGTGTCAGAGAACGCACGAGAGGTGATCGTCGCCACCAACAGCGGCAACCACGGGCGAAGCACCGAGAAGCTACGCATCGGCACTGAGCTAGAGCACTCGTTCGAGCAGAATCTTTACCTGACGATGGCTGCGGCAGAGAGTCGGAAGAACGTCCGCTGGCAAGTCGGCACCGGGTATCTGAACTATCTCGACCTTGACGGGTTCCTGATTCGCTTTCACCACGGCCACGCCATCAAGTACGGCGGCGGCGTCGGCGGAATCACGATCCCGACCAACAAGGCTATCGCAGCATGGGACGCCGTGAAGCGAGCGGACCTGACGTGCTTCGGGCACTGGCATCAGTTCCAGTGGTTGCGGGCTGGTCGCTACGTCGCCAACGGCAGCGTTATCGGGCACTCGGCATACGCCACGAGAATCAAGGCGGCATACGAGCCGCCGTGCCAGGCGTGCATCGTCATCGACCACGGACGCCGCGAGGTGACGAAAGCCATGCCGATCTACTGCGACCGTGACCTGCGGACGCAGAAGGCTTGACGCATGGAATACGAATTGACGGACGAGTACATCGCCGAGGCACGCCAGCGAGCGTATCGCTATCAGGGGCAGTGGTGCGGCACATCGGGATCGCTGGCGGCGGATGTCGCTCGACTCCTAATCGAAAGGAAGAAGATGCAAGAATTTCTTACGGATTTAGAGAGCAGCAACGCACAACTGCGGGCAGCGGTGGAGACTCGCCTAGCTGGCGGATGCTGCGACGGCGGCAAGTGCCACGCCAAGGAAGACGACGCACCAGAGCGGTGGCGGGAGATCACGCAGGCGTCTGCCGAGAAGTACGCCGCAGACCGGGCCGAGCAGATCCCGGCAGATTGGATTCTTCAGGGACAGCGTGAGATGGAAGCGGCACCGGACGACATCCGGTGG